ATCACAAGTTCAACGCGGGTGGGGCCATTATAAATCCCGATCGAGAATACGCGCCGGGCATCACACAAAAAGATAAATTTGAAAATCTGAAAGCCCAATCTTGGCAGGATGTTGCGGACAGATTGCGCAATACGTATAATGCGGTTAATAAGGGCATGGTTTACCCGTCAAGTGAGTTAATGGCATTACGCAGTGATTTACCATTTTTGCAGCGATTGATGACCGAACTTGCCAGCCCACGGAAAAGCTACAGCAAAAAAGGATTGGATATGGTGGAGTCGAAAGTGGATCTGTCAAAGCGCGGCGTTAAGTCTCCAAACCTTGCGGACGCCTTCGTCATGGGCGCTTGCCCTCACCTCATCGTTTATCAAGGCTATGACATGATGGCGGTCTATTCATGAGCAACTGGTTCTCCGATGTATCACGCGGCCTAGTTAACGCGATGTCCAACTTGGGCAGCGAGAAAGACAAAGGCGCTCAGGGCAACTGGTATTTCACGCCATTAGATCAGCAGCAAGCCGAGAACGCATATCGATCTAACTGGATGTCCAGAAAAGCCATAGACATTCCTGCGCTTGATATGATGCGCGAGGGCTGGGCTTGGCAGTGTAGCAAAGAAGAAATTGCACTAATTAAAGCCGAAGAAAAAAGGCTACAGGTTTACAGCCGAGTATTCAAAGCCATAAAGCAAGCACGTTTGTTGGGCGGTGCCGGGATCATTATCAGCGACGGCAAAGACAACAACGATCAGCCCTTGGTGCTGAGCAGCATAAAAAAGGGCGGCGTGCAATTTATAAGAGTAATGGACCGATACCAGTTATCAAGCGGCCTGCTAGACTTTGACCCCATGAGCCCTACTTACATGGAGCCTATTTATTACGATCTGATCGGCGCTGCTGGCGGCACTATTCGCATTCATCCGTCGCGTGTTGTTCGGTTCCTGGGCAACGAACTGCCGGTTGATTCGCAGATTCTTTACGACCGATGGGCAGACAGCATTCTTGATTCTATCGAGATTGCAATTCGTGACGCCACCGCAGGCCAGCAGGGCATCGCGGCTTTGGTTCAAGAGGCCAAAGTTGACGTTTATCAGATTGACGGCTTCATGGAAGGGATGAAAAGTGAGGTCTATAAACGGGCGGTTGTGGAACGGTTCAGCCTAGTGCAGAGCATGAAATCAACTGTTAATGCGCTGGTTTTGGACAAGAACGACACTTACCAGCAGAAGTCAGTCAATTTTGCACAGCTCCCAGAAGTACAGCGCCTGCAGCTACAGATTGTATCCGGTGCCGCTGACATCCCTGCAACCCGGTTTCTTGGTCAATCACCTGAGGGTATGAACTCGACGGGTGATGGTGATCTAAGGAATTACTACGACAGGATCAGCGCAGAGCAAGAGCTGCATTTACGCGAGCCACTAGAAAAACTTATGGACGCGGTTGTACGTTCGGCGTTAGGTGATAGGACAAGCGACTGTCAATTTCGCTTTCGCCCTCTGTATCAAATGAGCGAGAAAGACAAAGCCGACATATTCAAGACAAAGGCAGACGCGGCAAGGGTTCTTGCAGGTGGCGGCGATGACTTGCCGTTGGTTCCGGTGGAGGCGCTATCCGACAGCCTAATTAACTCATTTATTGAAGCAGGCGACTTGCCGGGGCTTGAGGCGGCAATGCAAGAACTAGAGGGCGGCGAAGATGAGTAGAGCAAAAGGAGGCTTGCAATGCAGTTTGTAGACAAAGTTTCGATTGACGAAAGCACAGTCAAGCGCACAGTCGACGGCTACTTGGTTGCATCGTCTCGGGTCAGTCGCGCCGGCAATGTCCAACTGTATACCGGCGATGAGATGAAACAGCCGGGAATGGAGTTTGTTCGAGTGTTCCGGCCAGAGTCCGAAGTGTTCTCCACTGACTCAATGGCCAGCATCGCGCATAAGCCGATGACGAACAATCATCCCGCGGCAAGCGTTACCGCTGACACTTGGAAGCTAGATTCCATAGGCCAGATGGGTGATGAGGTTACACGCGACGGTGAATATATCCGCGTGCCGCTGATTATGATGGACGGCACCGCAATCAAAGATTACGAAGGCGGCAAGCGCGAACTCTCCCTTGGCTACACTGCCGACGTTGAGATGGTGAGCGGCCTCACAGACAGCGGCGAAGCATACGACGCGATACAGCGAAACATACGAGTTAATCACGTTGCACTTGTCGATCAGGGCAGGGCAAATCAGGAATTACGCATCGGGGACGGTGCGCAAGCATGGGGCTTTGTCCCACTTAACCACGACCAGAAAATTAAAGGATCAGCCATGACTATGTTAACAGTGGTTCTGGGCGACAAGGCGGTGCAAGTTGCCGCTACCGACGCCCCGGCGATTGAAGCGTTTAAAGTAAAAATGGCCGACGCCGAGGCCAAGTTAATCAGCGACCGTTATGATATGAAGATGGAAATGGACGCGATGATGGGTCGGATGCAGGCTGAGATCGACGACTTGAAAGACAAAATGATGGATGAAGACGAAGTAGATAAGCGGGTAATGGATCGCGCTGAGCTGATCGGCAAGGCAAAGTTGATTGCAAAAGACCTGGCTATTGCTGGCCTAAGCGATGCAGATATTCGCAAAGCTACCGTTGTGGCCAAGCTGGGTGATTCAGCAGTCAAGGATAAATCAGCGGCGTACATCGACGCACGCTTTGACATCTTAGCAGAAGACTCAGCAACCACCACTGACCCGCTGCGCAACATTGGCCAAGTCCAATCTAACGACGGCGCAGGTAGTTGGAGCGATTCCACTTTTGCCTCTGCTGGCATCAAAATGAAGAAGGGAGCGTAAAGAATGGCAACTCTACAGAAACGCCAAGCAACAGCGTCGTTTATTGTCAGCGAGTCTAACGGCTTCCGATCACGCGATGACGTAACCGTGACCGTTCCCGCAGACACCACCCTATCTGCCGGCACTGTCTTAGGCAAGATTACCGCCACTGGAAAGTTTGTGCGTCACGATGTCGCGGCAACTAACGGATCGCAGAACGAGGCGGGCGTACTATTTGAAACCATCGTGAACACCACTGCCTCGGGCGTTGATTATGCAAGCGTTAACTTTGCACGCGATGCCGAGCTTAACGGTCACGAACTGACCTATGAGGTTGGTGCAGACTCCGCCCAAATCATCGCATCCGACCTTGCCCTAAAGGCACTCGGCATCATCGTTCGTCGATAAAGGAAAAAATCATGGCTTCAATGAACGTTTTCAATAACAGTGCTTTTTCGATGACATCTTTGACAGGTGTCAGTAACAAAATGGATTTCAAACCTCAACTTCTAGGCGAGCTTGGCCTATTTGAGCCTATGCCCGTACGCACCCGGACCATTTTTGTGGACCGCCGCGACGGCGTGCTAACCCTTATTCCTACAAGCCCGGTTGGCGCTTCAACTTCTGAGTTGAAAGAAGACGACCGCGATGCGGTTCCCTTGAAAACGGTCCGGCTTGCAAAAGGTTTCACGCTCTACGCTGAAGAAATCCAGAACATCCGTGCCTTTGGTTCCGAGACTGAGCTGGAGCAAGTTCAGGCAGAGTTCTTGCGCCGGTTCGCTCGCGTCCGTAATGACGTTGAACTGACTCAAGAATATCACCGCTTGGGCGCGCTGCAAGGCAAGCTGTTGGACGCTGATGGCTCAAGCGTTATCTACAACTATTTTGACCAATTCGGCGAGGCAGAAACCACAGCTATTAACTTTTTGCTGACCACTGCAAGCACTGATGTGCGCGAAATTTGTAACGGCGTCGTCCGTGCGATGGCTCGCTCTGCTAAGGGTGCTTTTACTACAGCAACAACCGTGCACGCGCTTGTCGGTGACACGTTCTACGACTTGCTGATTAAGCACCCGAAAGTGCGTGATACCTTCCTTGGCTATGCCGCTGCGGGTGACCTTCGCCAGGGTAATGCTTTTCAAGCCTTCACATTCGGCGGCATCACCTTCCACAACTATCGTGGCACTGACGACAACTCGGCTGTTGCGATTGCTGACACGGAAGCCAAGTTTTTTCCAATCGATGCAGAAGGTGTTTTCAAGCACGCAATGGCCCCGGCTGAGTTTGGTCCGTTTGTAAACACTCCTGGCGTGGACACCTACGGCCTGAACATTCCTGACAGGGATCGCCAAGCCTTTACTCGCGGCGAGATTTACAGCTACCCGCTTTTCCTGTGCTGTGCTCCTCGTGTGTTGCGTCGTGGCGTGTCTAACGCTTAAACTGAATGAATAGGCGGGGCTACGGCCTCGCTTTTTTAGGAGCGTCACAATGTCAGCGTACCAGGTTAAAAATAACTCATCACGTGACAAGGCCATACGAGTCTTCGGTGGAACGCAAACCGTAAGAGCCGGGGCTTCTGTCATTCTTGAAAACGCCTTGCAATTAAGCGAAGCGCAGATCAAAGATTTCGCCGATATGGGTGTAATAATTACCGTGCCAATCATTCCAAAACCTGCCAAGAATCAATCCAAATTTAACAAGGGGTAACGTATGCCCGGCTACGGCACAGATATCGGCTTTGCAGACTACATTGAAGCCAACGGCCTAGAGATACCCGCTGGCACTGTAGCCGCTGCCCGCTTGCGTGGGTCTGTGTATCTTGACGGCCATTATTACCAGCGGTTCCCCGGCCAACCCACAGGCGGCATAGATCAGGAGCGATCATGGCCCCGTAAAAGCGCCATTGATCGCTTTGGCAATTCAATCCCTGATAGTTCTGTTCCGGTACGCGTGGTCAGCGCATCTTATGAGGCAACACTTCTTGAACTGCAAACACCGGGATTTTTTGCTAAGACATTTACCGAGTCAGAGCAGAAAGTGTTGACAAAAGTGCAATCAATATCTTTCACGTATATTGGAAGCAACAAGGGCGACAGGTCCTCATCGCCAACGGTCACAGCAATTGACAATCTTCTGTCATCTATCTTGACACCGGATGACCTACCTGCCGCGTTGATCGTATCGTGAGCATAAACTGGGCAGAGATCGCCGCCGAAGTAAACGCCGCTATCAAGTCGGTTGCGTCGACCGATGAAGGCTACCCCGCAACCATCCGCCAGCAGTCTGAAAGCGGCGGTGACCCTTGGGATCCGGTAACGTCATACTCCTATACAACAGTAAGCATACTTGAAGACAACCGTCGCGTTATGGCCGCAGATGGCACGTACGTTGAAATCATAAATCGAACCCTGACTATGGCCGCGACACCGGGGTTTGCTCCAAAGAAAGCAGATGATGTTGCGGTAGGCATTACAAGAAGCCAAGCGACCTCTGGCAGTGATTGGATAAGCATCACTAAAGTTCGCACCCTAGCCCCCGCAGGCGTTGCTGTGCTGTACGAACTGGACTTGTCAGCCTAATGGCAACCGTCAAATTAAACGGCATCACAAAAGAGCAGGAGGCGGCTTTTCGCAAGGCGTTCTCTGACTCTGTTGCTAAGCTAAAAAACGATGCCGTCATTAAGGATCTGATCGACCGTATTGCCGTGGGTGATATTGATGGTGTACTAACGGCAATCGGAATTAGTGAGGCGTCGCTCGGGTCCATTGAGCAGGCCATTCAGAACGCCTACCGCAAAGGTGGCGATACTGCGGCAAGTCAAGTTGGCCGTGTTCCTGCGCCCGGCAGTGATGTGTCGTTTGCGTTTGCGTTCAATGTCCGCAACACCCGCGCTGAGCAGTGGCTACGGCAGAACTCATCCAGCTTGATTGTTGAGATTACGGAAGGCCAACGTGAGATGGTCCGCCAGCAGCTTACCGCCAGGTTATCTGAGGGCGTTAACCCCAGGCAGTCGGCGCTTGATCTTGTGGGCAGAAAAACCGCGTAACCGGGCGGCGTGAAGGTGGGTTCATTGGGTTGACTGAGCAACAGGCAAGATGGGTAAGCGATGCGCGGCTGGAACTAGAGTTTGTACATCTCACGAAAGGAACGGATTACCTTAGCCGCAAACTGAGAAACAAACGATTCGATGCAATGGTCAAGCGGGCCAACAAATCCGGCAAGCCACTGACCGCTGTGCAGATTCAACGTGCGATAACAGCACTACAGAGCCGTACGCTGAAATATCGCGGTGACGTAATAGCGCGTACCGAATCTATAGACGCACTGCGGGCAGGCCATCACGAAGCATTGCTCCAGGCTACCGAAGCGGGCGAAGTTGTAGACGATGACGTGACGCGGGAGTGGGACTCAAGCGGTGACGCACGCACGCGAGAGACGCACGCTAGGGCAGACGGCCAGAAGCGCCAGGGCAATGCGCCGTTTGATGTTGGCGGCTACCAGATGCTCTATCCGGGGGATTCTTCGTTGGGTGCGCCGGGTGAGGAAACCATACAATGCCGCTGTATTGAAACTACATCTATCGACTTTGGCGCACGCGTTGCTCGGATTGAAGGCTTTGGCTAGAAAATCGCCGCTTTACAATGGCCTGCTAAATAGTGGGTTTTTTTGTGTCTAGGGTGTCGCAATGCTGCGGTAGTGTGTTATTGTTGAGTCATAGAGAGACACCAACCACACGAAAGGAATACGAACATGGCAACATACAACGTAGTAAATCAACGACGACACCACCGGCACCATCGACGACAGCACATTGGACGCCAGCACGCTGACGACTTCCTTGGCGAGATGATGACGATCCAATGCACACGACGAGAACGGGAACCCTGTTGAGCATTACGGTCG